CTAAGTATTTGCGGGCAAACTGCACTGCATACACCTCTGGAACCATCACGGCAAAAGTGTTGTATTGACAAATGAAAACCAAATCTAAGGTCAATCAAGCAGGGGTTTACACCAAGCCCACTATGCGAAAAGCCTTGTTTGAGAAGATTAAAGCAGGGTCATCAGGTGGGGATTCTGGTGAGTGGTCAGCAAGAAAAGCGCAACTTTTAGCCAAGGAATACAAGGCTAAAGGTGGTGGATACAAAACTTAATAAGGAGTAAATTATGCGAGTCATTGAAATCAAATCAGCCAAATCATTTAAACCTTGTGCTGGATGCCCAACCCCAAGCAAGTGCAAGGCAATGGGAAAATGCGCTAAGAAGATGAAATGAAAGACCCACAGCAATCTCTCAAGGATTGGGGTAAGCAGAAGTGGCGTACCAAGTCAGGTAAACCCTCATCTCAGACGGGTGAGAGGTATCTGCCAGAGGCGGCTATTAAGTCTTTGAGTGCTGCTGAGTATGCGGCAACCACTAAAGCCAAGCGCAAAGGTACTGCGGCTGGCAAACAGTTTGTTGCCCAACCAAAGAGCATTGCAAAGAAGACATCAAAGTTTAGATGAGGTAAGTAGATGAAAACACCCACTTGGCAAACAAAAGCTGGTCAAAATCCAAAAGGCGGCTTGAATGCCAAGGGTAGATCATCTTATAATGCGGAAACTGGTGGTAATCTGAAGCCGCCAGTAAAGTCGGGGGATAACCCTCGCAGAGCAAGTTTCTTGGCTCGCATGGGCAACAATGCTGGTGCAGAGTACAAGGATGGTGAACCAACAAGACTGCTTCTTTCGCTCAAGGCATGGGGTGCTAACTCCAAGGCTGACGCAAAGGCAAAAGCTAAAGCTATCTCCGCAAGGAATAAGGCAAAAGCAAAATGAGAGCAGTGTCCGTTGCAGCCAATCTTACAGCTAACACGCTGACATCGGTATTCACTTGCCCGATTGGTTATTACGCCAAAGTCGTGTTAGTACGAGCAACCAATAAAACAGGCTCAACCAAATACATCTCTCTTGATTGGACAGACACTTCAGCGGCTGTAACTTATGCAATTAGCTATCAGCAAGCGGTAACAACTTTTACAACTGGGTTTGATTTTGGTGAGTCGTACTTGGTACTTGAAGAAGGTGATATTTTGAAAGCCACAAGTGAGGCGGGTTCTACTTTCACAATAATTGCAACAATTGAACTTGAAGGGTTGACCAGACTATGACCTACCTTGAACTTGTAAACGATGTACTTGTACGGTTGCGTGAGCCAACGGTAACCACTGTCGTTCTCAATTCGTATTCCACGCTAATTGGCAAGTTTGTCAATGATGCCAAGCGTCAGATTGAAGATTCTTTTAGTTGGAATGTTTTGGGTCAAACCATTACTGTTACCACAGTAGCATCTACATCATCTTATTCTTTGACAGGTAGTGGTCAGAAGTTTCAAGTAATGGATGTAATCAACACCACAAGTAATGTTGGTCTTACAAACATCAGTTTTGTGGACATGAACCGCAAACTAAACTTTACGCCACTTGCAAATCAAATACCTACAGAATTTGCTTTTGATGGTGTTGACGCAAGCTACGACACCAAGGTAAATCTATACCCAATACCTGATGGTGTTTACACAATCAAATTTGCTTTGACAGTTCCACAGGCCACCCTAACATCAGATTCAACTGTTGTGCTGGTTCCTGACGTTTTGGTGGTTCAGAATGCCTATTCTCGTGCCTTAATAGAGCGTGGTGAAGATGGTGGTTTTAATTCGTCTGAGGCATACCAACTGTACAAATCCATGTTGTCAGATCAGATTGCTTTGGAAGGCACTCGTTATCCTGAGAATCAGGAGTTTGTTGCAATATGAGCAAAGCACTTCAAGTTTCTAGCGTATCAGCCCCAGGCTTTTTGGGATTGAATACACAAGACCCGTCTTTAGAAATATCGAACGGGTTTGCTGGCATTGCACTCAATTGCGTGATTGACAAGTTTGGTCGAGTAGGTTCAAGACAAGGTTATCAAAACATTAACACATCTAGCGGCACATTAGGTGCAAATCAAGTAACAGTCATCCATGAGTTGATTGAAACTAACGGCACACTTACTGTATTGTTTTTTGGAAACGGCAAACTGTTTAAATTGGGTTTGTCTACGTCTGGTGCTGTAGCCGAATACAACATTGCTGAATACGGTTCTAACGGCGTACCTCTTGCCGAATACACGCAAGGCGTTGCAGGGCTAGGCACTATTCTTGAATTGACTTACGGTGGCCCAGCAACTGCGCCAGTGTTTAATGCAGGCAACTGGCAAGCTGCAAGTCTTAATGGCATTGCGTATTTTTTCCAAATAAACAATGACCCGATCATTTACGACCCCGCTGTCTCCACCACAACTTTTCGCCGAGTGTCTGAAAAGTCTGGTTACCTTGGCACTGTTCCTAGTGCAAATGTGGCGATCTCTGCATATGGTCGTATTTGGGCGGCTAATACAACGACTAACAACACAACAGTATCGTTTAGCGATTTGTTATCAGGTTTTGTTTGGTCTACTGGTACAGCAGGCACATTAGATGTTTCCCGTGTCTGGTCTAACGGCGCTGATGAAATAATAGGTTTAGCGGCGCATAACGGATTTTTGTTTATCTTTGGTAGACGACAAATCTTGGTGTATGCAAATGCCACAACCCCATCAACTATGGCGCTTTCCGACACGATCTCAAGTGTTGGTTGCATAGCCAGAGACACAATTCAAAACACAGGCAAGGATGTTGTTTTCTTAAGCGGCAGTGGCTTGCGTTCTGTTTTGCGAACAGTGCAAGAAAAGTCTGCACCGCTAGGTGACTTGTCAAAGAATATTAGAAATGATTTTTTAACAATAGTTGCAAGTGAGTCAGATACGCAATTGAGGTCGGTCTATTCTGAACAGAATGGTTTTTACCTGTTGACTTGCCCAACCTCAGACAAAGTTTTCTGTTTTGACACTAAGACAACTTTGGAAGATGGGTCTTATCGTGTAACGACATGGGACAGCATTGCGCCACAAAGTTTTTGCTCTCGTAGAAACGGTGACTTGCTCATTGGTAAAACTGGTTTTGTAACAAAATACACTGGTTACCAAGACAATGGTTCAGCGTATCGCATGGAATATTACACAAACAATGCTGATTTAGGCAATGATGGGCAAACCTCAATCATTAAGAAGATCAAGGTTCTTGTTGTAGGTGGCAGTAACCAAGCAGTATCTGTGTTTTGGGGCTATGATTTCACATCAAGTTACCAATCACAGACAATTTCCATACCAACGCAATCTGTGTCTGAATATGGCATTGGCGAATATAACATTGCAGAATATGCAACAAGCATTATTTTGCAAGAATTAACCGCATACGGCAGCGGGTCAGGTAAAGTCGTTCAAACGGGATTTGAGATTAACATTAATGGGTTACCTATTTCTTTCCAAAAAATTGAGATTCAAACCAAAACAGGCAAACTTGCATAAGGAGCAACCATGTCAAACTATACAAAAACAGTCAACTTTGCGGCTAAAGACGCACTAACAACAGGTGACGCTAACAAGGTCGTTAAGGGTACAGAGATTGATACCGAGTTCAATAACATTGCAACTGCGGTTGCAACAAAGTTTGATACTTCAAGCACTGTAGCAGTAGCCAACGGCGGTACTGGGTCTGCATCAGGCGTTGCAGCATCTATTGTCTTGGCTGGTACGTTTAGCACAGGAGCCTACGCTTTTGCAAGCACAAGTACACTGCAACTTGGCCCTATATCGCCAATTGCTAGTCATCGGTTTACAAGCACTGCGGTAGATACCCATCCAGCAGGGACTTTTAACATGGGTGCAAACATAAACTCTACAGGCATAGTTGTTACCGATCAAGTTGTTGGTTCATCATCAAGAAATCTTGTTTCTTTTGCAACAGGTACTTTTGTAGGCACTAACTATGCTTCGATTACAGGAAACGGAACGAGTGTTGCTTACAACACAACTTCAGACTACCGCATGAAAAATAACATACAACCCTTTGTTAATTCAATTGTTAAAGTCAAGTTGCTTAAACCTTGTTCTTACACATGGATAAAAGCACCTGATCTGCAAAACCAAGGTTTCTTAGCACACGAGTTGGCTGAAGTTGTACCGCAAGCTGTTGTTGGAGAAAAAGACGCTGTAAATGCTGATGGTTCTATCAAAGCACAGCAAGTAGATTTGTCCTATGTTGTTCCTTTGTTAACTGCTGCTTTACAAGAAGCAATTGCTAAGATTGAGGCGTTAGAAGCAAAAGTTGGTTAAAGATGATTACCCACCACTTTTCTGATGGACTGTATGCAAAGGAAGCTAGGTTTCCTGCTGGCGTAGCCATCCTAAAACACACGCATAACTTCAGTCACTTGTCTATTTTGGCTGAAGGTAAGGTTGCGGTGTTGCGTGGTGATGAGATTGATATTGTTACGGGGCCAGCTTGCATTGAGATTAAGGCAGGATTGATTCATGGGGTTAAGGCGATTACTGATTGTGTTTGGTTTTGCATTCATGCTACAGACGAGAAAGACCCGTCTAAGGTGGATGATGTTTTGATTAAAGGGGATTGATATGCCTATTAGTGCGGTATTAGGATTTTTAGGGGCGCAAGAACAAGCGTCTGCTACAGAGGCGGCGGCAAATGCATCTGCTGCGGCTCAACTTGAAGCTGCTAGATTAGCGGCTGCTGAAGCTAGGTTTCGCCCTGTTGGTATAACTACTCGCTTTGGTTCATCTAACTTTCAGATGTCGCCAGAAGGTTACTTAACTGGTGCTGGTTATGAACTTGACCCTAGAATTAAGGCTTCTCAAGATCGTTTAGGTGTTCTGTCGTATGGGGCTTTAACGCAAGCAGAACAGGCTGAACAACAGTATCGCCCTTTATCTCAGGCCGCTGGTGGATTGTTTGGCTTGGGTCAAAAATATCTTGCACAGAATCCTCAAGAAGTTGCTGCAAAATATATGCAACAGCAACAGGATTTGCTTGCTCCTAGCCGTGAGCGTCAGATGTCTCAGTTGCAAAACCAGTTGTTCCAACAAGGTCGTGGTGGATTGGCTGTAGGTGCTACAGGCGCTCGACCAAGTGGTGCGGCAGGATTGGGTGCTACTACCCCTGAGATGGAAGCGTATTACAACGCTATGGCTCAACAAGATGCTCAGTTGGCAACACAAGCACAGGAAGCTGGACAACGCAATGTTGCGTTTGGTGCTGGCTTGTTTGATACTGGTGCAAATATGTTGAATAAGTATCAAACTGGTCAAGTTGGCGCATTGAGTCCATTTACAACCTACTTAGGTGCTGGTCAAGCAATTGAGTCGCTTGGACAAGAATCATTGAGATTAGGCTCAGAGTTAGGTGGTAAGGCTTCTACTGCTGGTGCTAATGTTGGTGAATTCTTATTTAGGGGTGGCTCAAATGCAGCATTAGCTCGACAAGGTGGTTCAGGAAGTAGTCCTTTAGGTGGATTGTTGCAAGCTGCATCTAAAGACCCAAGACTGCAAACTGGCTTTGAGAATTACTTTTTGAACAGGAATATTGAAGGCGCACTTCCTGCATCTGCAAACCCATATGGCAATCCAATGGGTGAAGACCAAATGGCTCGAATGATGGGCGAATACTACTAAGGACTAATCATGGCAGCATCAGACATTCTCGGTTTATTTACTACTCCAGAGCAGTATCAACAGTCTCAACGTCAAGCGCAAGAGGCTGAAGCATTGCAATATGCAAGACTTGATCCAAGAGCCAAAGCTGACTATGGTTTCTATAGTGCTGGACAACAGTTAGCTGGTGCTATTGGTGGCGCTTTAGGTGGTGAAGACCCACAGTTAAAGTTAATCTCACAGCGTCAACAATTGGCTAGTCAGTTAGACCCATCTAAACCAGAGTCATTTATGCAAGCGGCTGAATTAGCGGCTAAGTCTGGTGACCAACAATTTGCAATAGCACTTGCCAATGCTGGTCGTGAAGCAGCAGTTAAAGTTGCACAAGCTAATAAAGAGCGTCAGTTAGCTGTTCCAGCTAAGATTCAAGAGTTACAGATGATTCCTCAGCTTGAGAGTGCTATTGCCAAACTCAAAGCAGTGGAACAAACGCCTGAGATTGCACAACAAATTTCCAGTCTTCAACGAATGCTGTCTGTTATTGACCCTGCACCAAAACCAGAAAAAGTAGCCGATAAATTACAAATTGGTAAGAGAGTTGCAGAATTAGAAACACAATTAAGTCCTGATACTGGAGTTGTTTTGCCACCTCAGGTTCGTGCTGGCTTTGAGGCGGAACTTGGCAATCTTAAAGAACAACAAAAAGAAAACATTATTGATGTTGGAGTAGCTGAGAAAACAAGAGAAGTTGTTTATTTTGACAAAAATACTAAGCAACAATTTATTATGAAGCCAAATCCAACAAATCCAAATCAGTTGATTCCTGTTCCTTATAGTGGTGGTATTGATAAAACAACTGCAAAAGTTTCTTCTAGTTCTTCATCCAAAGGGGCTGATGAAGGCTCTAAAACTATTGCAGAATTAAGTGCTAAACGGGTAGATGCAGCAAGAGTATCAGCAGGTAAAGCTATTGAACAAGCTGGTTTATTGCAAGAGCTATTGAAAACACCTCAACCTATTTCTGGCTCTGGCGCACCTGTACGTGTTGGGGCTTTGCGTGTATTCTCAACATTTGGCTTAACAAGTTCTAAAGATGATGAAGCACTTGGAAATGCTGATAAATTTAACGCCCTTGCAGGTGAGCGTGTTATTTCGTTTATTAAAGCTCTTGGCTCAAACCCTACAGATACAGACCGAGAGTTTGCACGTACCATTGGCCCTGCATTGGAAAAAGGAACAAAAACAAATGCCGACCTTATCAATTTCTTGTTAGAAAGAGCTAGAAAAGTTGTTAAAGATGCTGATGCAATAGAAGCTCATTTTTACGATAACAATTATAGTTTGCGTGGTTATAAGTCTCCTTTCCTTACTGATTTAGAAATGCCCAAATCAAAGGCTTCTGATAAACCAGTTAGTCAAATGACAAAACAGGAATTAAAGGATGAAGAAACTCGATTATTAGGCAATAAAAAACCATAAGGATTAGTCATGGCAACATTAGCTGAAATTCAAGCAGAACTTCAAAAACGTGGAGAAACGACATCTAGTGAATCTGTTTTTGACCCAACAGGAACTTCATTTGAGGAGTTTAAAAAGTTTGCTGAATCATCTTTAAAAGGCCCTGCTAAAGGTATTGTAGATATTATTGGTGGATATGGCACTTTGTATGATTACCTTAAACAAAGCAAAGACCCAAATGCTTTTTCAGGCACAGGCATATCACAAGCAATTAAAAACCTAACTGGTATAAATTTACAGTCTATAGAGGGCTATAAAGGAGCGTATGAATTTGGTCGTGCTGGTGCGCCAGCGGCGGCTTTAACCGCTGTTGGATTGCCCGGACTTTTTAGTAGAACTCCTCTTGGTATTGCTGGTGAATATGGCGTTGCTGGAGGCACAGGTGTTGCTGCACAAACAGTTGCGCCAGATAGCCCTTATGCACAACTGTTACTTCAAACTACCCCTTATGCAATAAAGGGTGGAATTACCCAAGCAACAAAAGCCATTACTAAGCCAGAAGGTCTTTTCCCTCCTATTGCAGAAACATCAGAATTATCTCGGGTTGGAAGATTGACAGCAGGAGAACTTGGTTTAAACAGAGAGCAATTAGCTACGGAGGCAGCTATTGAACGCACTCCTTCAAGTGGACAACAGCCTATTGCATATAGACAAGCACAAGCTAGTGATGCAGAGTCTTTTTTAACAAACTTGTTTAACAAGGCAAGTGGCAAAACTTTAAATATTGCTAAAACTACAGAGGTTGTCCTATCTTCATTTAATAATTATGGAAAATCTTTAACTTCAAAATTAAGGTCTGATGCTAGGACTGACTTTAATGCAGCAAAGAAAGCTGGCGGTTTGATTGATACAACTCCTGTTGTAGATGCAATTACAAATAAATTGGGCGAAATTCCTCCAGAAGCAAGTAGATTAGACCCTGCAAAAAATGCAATGCAACGTATTATTGACGAGTATGTAACTCCTGCAACTGAAGCTCAAAATATTCCATCAACTATTCTTGGGCCAACTGGTCAACCAGCTTCTATACAAATAATTCCCGCTGTCCCTGCAGAAAATTTAAAAATTAACATTGATAGACTTCAAAAGAATCTAGCTATATGGGGAGAAGCGGCTTACTCTGGACAAGCAAACTTTGGAAAAGGAAATATCTTTGATGGCGTTGCTATTGGACAGGCAAAAAATATTTCTTTAGCTGTTTTGAATGGATTTAGAAAATCTTTAGATGAGGCAATTGACAATAATGTTGCTGGTGCTGACCAACTTGTAAAAGCTAGAGATAAATTTAAAGAAAACATTTCCCGCATTGAAGTATTTTCTAATAGGCCTTTGACAAAAAGATTTGACGTTGCAGATGTCACTGAGCTTACTCCTGAAAAAGTTATAAGAGAGCTTAAAACAATGCCGCCATCTGAGCGTCAATTTTTGATTGAGGTCATGCAAGCACATCCCAAACCTCAAGTAGTTGAAGTATTAAACACTATTCGTAGAGAAAAGTTTAACGATGTGTTGAATGCAGCACAAGTTAAAGGTGGCGCTTCAACAGACCCAACTTTTAACATTCAGTCAGCGCTTACAGAATTAGATATTAAATCTGGAGAGTTTTCTACTTTATTTTCAAGTTCAAAGGATGCGGCAGAAGCCAGATTAGCTATGAATTGGATGCGTAGAACATTGGCAGGAGAATCTGCTGGTGGCGTTGGTGTTGGTTTGTCAGGTTCTGAAGTGTATGCTGCCACTGCTGCGGGTGGTGGAGGTGCGCCTACTAGATTAGCACTAAGGGAGATTGTTCCATTGTTGCAAAGATTGGTTGCAAGTCCAAAAGATTTTGCTGATGTAATTTTTAACCCAGATTACAGAAAAGCAATGATTGATTTGTCTACTCCCAAAACAACAACAAAAAAGGTTGCAAACGCACTAAAAACACTATCTCAAGGCTTAGGAATTATGGCGGCAAGGGCAGGGCCTATGGTGCAAACAGAACGCCCTGAGATGCAAAGTGATGTACAACCTGTTTCGCCAACTGACGAAAGTGTAAGACTTCAAGAAATTCAAGACGCTTTAAAAGCACTTGAAGCACAATAAGGATACAAAATTGACCCAATCTCTATTTGTCTTCTTGCGGCTGGCTTGGTCAAAAACATCCAAGCTGGTTGCGAACTCTATAAGCAAGCTAAAGAGCAGTTTGTCTCTATTAAGCGTACTGCCGATGAGGTTGTTGGCATATATAAGGAAGTTACTGGGTTTTGGAGTAACTTCGGTAAACTCTTTGGTGTTAAGCCTAAACCTCAAACTCCAAAGTCTGTGGCAAAGGCTAGTAAGTCTGAGTATGTCAATGTTGATGAAACTCAAGTCAAAACAGAGATAGTAAAGAATTTAAGTGAGTTCTTCAAGTTGCAGTCTATGCTTGAGGAACACATAAGGGAAGCTGAAGAAAAGTCTAGAACTGTAGTCTTTGATGAAGATGTGAACCTGATGGAAGAAGCCCTAAACAGGGTTCTTGCACAGCAGGAGATGGATAGGTTGGTAGTTCAGATCAGAGAGTGCATGGTCTATCAGTCTCCACCTGAGATGGGTGCTTTGTATTCAGAAGTGTTCAGCATGAGAGACATTATTGCTGAAGAACAAGCAAAAGCAAGGAAAATGCGGGATGCAGAACAATGGCAACGAAAGGAAAGAGAGCGCCTCTTAGCAGAAAAGCAAGCGTATCTTCTAGTGACTATCCTTTGCCTCCTCTATATATGGCTTCTGATAGGGTTCATAAGCAAGATTGGGAGAGCGTAGTGGGATGGATTGCCGCTTGTTTGCTTGTAATAGTGTTGTTGCCTATTTTGGGTATGCTATACATAGATGTTTTGCAAGCCAAGCATGAAGCCAAACAACAGCAGGAAAAAGTGCAAAAGCTAATTAAACAACTTGAAAGGGAGAAGCAGGAATGAACATTTACTGTATTTGGGGTTTATCAGTTTTGTTGGTGTTGCTAGTGGGTTGTGATGGCCGCTACCGCTATCCTTGCCAAGACCCAAA